ATGAATGCTTGGTAATCTGTTGGTAAATAATTGTTCATGTGTATACTACTCCGTTATTATCTTTATTGATTTGATTGACATACCGTCGATGTCATATATATATTCTTGTAGGGCGTGGTGTACTTCTTCATCAAGCACACCATCAACAGGCATTTGGTATTCCTCTTCGTCTATGTCAAGGGTTAGAAAAACTTTAACTAACATTCTGTGACTCAATAAGTCTATTTAAATACCACTGAGCTTTCTTTAAATCTTCAGCACCATTCTTGTATTGGTATCTCCACAAGTATTTCATTATGTTACCCTGTAGATAACTGTCAAAACCCTCTTGTCCTGTGGCGGCACGAATGGCGTCAATACATTCTATGCCAGCAAAGTTGTAATGTGATGGCGAGTTTACAGTATCTGTCCCTGTTAATGTTTCTCCTATCCTACTTTTAGAAAGTACTGGTATAGTTATTGATGCTATTGTTTTCATGTGTGTGTCTCCTTACTGAAACTTAACGTTGATTATGTTATCATCTACAGTTACAATCTTTTTCTCCGCAGTTACTTCTACTTCTTTCATTTCTTCTTGTACATCAGCTACAATATCTGTTAGTACCTGACGGACTTCTTCATCTTCTTCCATTGCCGTTATAGATGCACAGACCATTTGTGTTAGGTGCATTAGTTGATAGTGATCACTGTCACTCATGTTATTGTCATCTGTAGTTACAGTACCTACCATCAACTCCCCTGTCCATTCACCCTTCTTATCTAAGAAAGGGGACAACCGAATGATGTAATCGTTTGGATCAAAGTCAATTAGTATTTTATTGTCTGACATGTTTATGTTAACTCCTCTTTACTTTTTTATATGGGCAGTGGATCAATGCAGGATGCATGTCCTTACCCTTCTCATACAACCAATCTTCAGGAATGATCCTATCATGGAACTGTATACCATGCTTGTTGCACCATTGTCCATAGGTACTTTTGGCACCCTTACTTAATTTTCTTTTGCTGCTGGTAAACACAAACCTTATGTCAAGCTTAGGGTGTTGAGCCTTGACCGCTAAATGTTTGCGTCTATCGTCAGCAGAGAACAATCCTTTTGTTTCAATGATAATCCCATTACCTAACACGAAGTCTGGTGTGTAGGTGCGGTACATGAGGTCTTCCCATTCGATTTTTATCTCCTCGTACTTGAACTTAATACTACGTTCTACAAGGTAATCTTTTGTTCTGACCTCAAGACCACTCCTAAACCCATGCTTCATGGCGGCAGAGAATTGTTTCCCATTCATTTTACGTATGCCACTATAGGTAACGTCTTAGCTTTTGATACCTTAGATGGTAGCTCCTCAATGTCAAAGCAAGAGAAGCGGAAGTCACAGAACTTACAACTGTCATTCAACACCGTGTTACCTGATGGTACACCCCTGAATGTCTCAGGTACTGGTGCAAAGCAACGCTCAAACTTGTTGTCATTTACTGTCTCTACTGTCTTCTCTAGCTTAGCTATCTGTACATCTAAGTCAAGGCCATCTGCAGGTACATACTTGATGTTACCGTTAGCTTTGTTGACTACCCACCAGCCACCTACCTTTTTACCAGATGCCTTAGCATAGCCTGCTAGTTGACCTACGTAACCAAATGGGTCACTCTTCTGTAGTGTGTCATACGATTCAAACTTGTTGCGGTATGACCAATCGGATGCAGACTTAACGTCATCCATTGCACCATCCACAACAATATCATATGACCCCTTGATCATAGCGTCACCTAGTTGTAATGTTACGAAGTTATCTTTGTCTTCATATGGGTATCCAGCCTCCTTAATAATGCCTTTGAACGCAGCCTCTACGATGTCACCTAGAAGCATGTTCATTACAAATGTGGTTGGTTTGGGCAACGCTTCCTCCGGTTTGTTCTTAGCAAACCAAAGCTGACAAGTAGGCTTACCAATGTTAGACATTCGTAAACGAAACTCGTCACGCCCTTTGCCCCCACCAAACTGGCGTCTCATAGCATCCATTACATCATTACCAATCTGTTGTACTGTCTCTTCGGACATTGTTGATTTACCTGATGTAGCATCTTCAAGATACTGATTGATCGCCAGTTCAGCAGGATGGTTCATTAGACAAAATCCTCTAGGTCAATGTCTACGAACGCTTCTACCGTGTCAGTGTCCACATCTTCATTCTTGTGCATGTTCTCACTCCATGTATTGAGAATGTATACATTGTAGTTCTCAATCCATGACATGAAGTTAGCGAATGTTTCTTGTGACTCATTGTCCATGTCCAAGGTAGTACCCAAGTCGATGTCAGCTACAGGAATGTAGAAGCTGCTACCGTTTGGTAGTGGTACTTCCTTAGTGGTAGAAGTAATGTAGTGCTGCGGAGGTAGTCGGCGCATCTTGGTAAGCTTAGTAAACATATCCCCCATAGTCTTAAATGCGTCACGGTTGTCAATCTCCCAGATGAATGGCGTAGTGTCTACGTCAACGGGTACACCATTCTCATCTGTGGCGTTGACCATCTCAACTGTACCGAACAATGCACGAACACGTTTGATTGACTTGATTAAGTCTTTCATTGTGTCAGGCAGTGCGGCCCAATCTTTGATAAACCCCGCTGGCTTACCACAGTTAAAGCCGCCATCGTTATCCTTCATGTCATTGTTAAGATCGTTAGCCATGACGGACTTTACGAAGCGGTTAGCTGTGTTGTCGTTACCCTTGATAAACTTCTTGTACATAAAACGTTGCAAGAAAGGGCGAATGGATACTGATTCGGCATACACGGTAGGCCCATCGGGTATCTCTAGTTTGTATGCACCACCACCAATGACCTCTACGTTCTTCATCTTACCATTGATCTCCTGTTGACCCATGATGGGAGTGTGATGAATACGTAGACGTGCCAGTGTGCTTGCCTTGCTTGATTGCTTAGGCGCATCCGCTGCCATGCCCATTGCTTGTGCCATTGCTGCGAAGTTATTGGTGTCGATTGTTGTAACTTGATTCATATGTAAGTCTCCTGTTTTTGATTAGTCGAAAGGTAGTTATATCATGCTACGTCTTTTGTGTCAAGCCAATTTGGCCCTATCTTTGCTTCTAATAGTAGAGGGATATTGAAGTCTAAACCCCACTTCTTGTTTACAATAAGTATTAGCTTGTCATTAGCTGCCTTGATGATCTGTAATACTTTTTCCTCTTCATCTGGATGTACATCAATCACAAGTGAATCATGTACAGTGTTTACTACACAACTGTGTAGCTTGTTTGCTGTCAGTAGCTTATCAATGTATATCAGAGATATAGGTACAATGTCAGCAGTTGCGAACGATTGGACAGGATAATTTTTAATCTGTGTGAAAAATGTAACACCTCCAAACCTACGCCGTTGTACATCGGGGAATGAAAACTCACGACCAGATGGTGTAGTTATCTTACTGGTACTCAATGCTTCCTTGGCTAGTTCTGCATGCCACTTGGCAATGCCTGAGTACTTATTGGTGAACTGCTTGTAGTACGCAGCTTCTGCCTCTGACCTGCCAAACCCACTGGCCCCATACAACGGAGCAAATGTGTGTGGCTTGGCTTCTTGACGTGACGTAGGCTGACCTGCATCGGATATAACTTTTGCAGTGTAGGCATGTACGTCAAAGCCTGTAGTCACTTCGTCAATGGCTGTCATGTCTTGGGATAAGAACGCAGCCACACGAAATTCTAGCTGAGCAAAGTCAGCTTCCATAATTTTACCACCGTGCCAACGTGATATGAATACCTTCTTAACAGGGAACGTACCACCACGTGGCATGTTCTGCATGTTGGGATCGGCACCAGACAACCTGCCTGTACCAGTGCGGTGTTGCAGTAGACGTACATGTAGCTTACCGTCAGTCTTAACGTGTGTTGCTATGCCCTCTACGAAGCTGCTAAGGTACGTCTCTACTGCCGACAACCTACGTACATTCTGTAGGAATGTCTCAGCTACCTTCATACCCTTGGATCGTGCAATGCCTTCAAGGAATACAAGGTTGTCTTTGCCTGTACCGAAACCATTATTACTGATCCACTTAGAATTAGGTGGCATGAATTTTAGTCCAGCGATGTCATTACGAACGTCACTAAAAGTATATCCTGAGCTACCGCAACTACTACATTTATTACTTCTAGCATATGGTGTACCGTCCTTCTTTTGTTTCCATACCTGACCGCTACCATTACAGGCACGGCACTGATGTGCTTTCTGTTTGTATAACTGCTCACTGTATGCTTTGACGTTACGTCTGTACTCTGTGTCTGGCATACGTTCATCGAACAGGTCTGACCACAGCTTCTTATCGTGTGGCTTACGACTGTAGATAACCCATGACAATTGCTCTGGGCTGTTGAGGTTGATAGGTCTGTCACCCATAAGGTCACGTGCCTGTTCTTCTAATGCAATCATAAGTACATTACGTTCTTGCTCGAACTCATCACGTACCTCCATCAATGCATCCATGTCTACTTGAAAGCCACGCTGATAGATACGTGCTAGGTGTACGCAAAGCTGATTGGTCAGATGTATCGTTGGTATCAGTGACTTGCATTCCTCGTATGATGTCTGCAAAACATTATACAATTGCTGAGTAGCATGTAGATCGTGGGATAGATACTCTGACAATTCAGCATGAGGAATATCCCGTGTTGAATATCCATCTTTGAAGTACTCCTTCAGTGTGTCTTGTTTCTTTGTCGCTAACTCGTAGCGTTCAGCACATGCCTCAAGGGACAGGGGCTGCTTCTGACCACGTTGTAGTACGTACTCACCAAGCATAGTATCGAACACCTCACCGTCATAGGTGAAGCCTGACTCCCACAACCATAGCAGGTCATGCGGTGCGTTGTGTGCTACAAGTGTATGGGCAGCGTCCAGTGCGTCTTGTACTACACGCCGCCCATCTGTGGTAGGTTGTTGCTCTGCGTGATCAAACGTTACAATTGTTTCATTCATGTGATCATCTAGCATACCTACCATAACTAATGTATTCTCTGGCTCGAATGGGTCAAGGTGCATCTTGCCATTACGTTTTACCACAGTGTTTTCTACGTCAAGGGTTAGTATCATTGTGTCTCCTATACTGCTATGTCATCTTGCCAGTGCCAGTAGTCATCAAATATACCAGCATTGTGATGCTCGTCAAGGTCTTTAATAAACTTTTTTTCATCACCCGCTGACGCTATAGCTTCTACTGCTTCCTTGAAGGATATGTTATGTTCTTTCATGGCGTCAAGTATATCCTCTATACTCTTGTTATCCATGTCATTCATTTTCTTTGTCCTCCCATTGTGCTCTCTGTATCTGTTCATACTTGAAGAACAGTTGCTCGAACTTCCACTGGTATAACTGCTGCATACCCATCAAGGTATTCATCATCTCGTCTGGTGTAGGGTCATGTTCACCGTCACCAATCTGTCTGAACACTACCGCAAGATCATTGCATACTGACCAGCAGTCCATGATCTTTTCTTCTAGTTCATATAGTTTACTCATCTGTTAATGCCTCCCATGCTACAGGAAATAAGTGTATCATCCTACCAGAAATAATGTCTGCAACTAACCGTGTCTCTGCCTGTGTGTCAGGCTTACACCGTAAGTTACACATGTCAGCGAAGGCGTCAAGACTACCTGACCAGTACCACTCAGTCATGGTGCTTTGTGGCAACACCATACGTGCTTGCTCCGGTGCTATGCCATCTGATAATAGGTCTTTGTAAATGTGTAAGGCAGACCCTACTGAAGATTTATGGCTATTGGTACGGAATAAACTAATTTTGACTTCACCATCAGACCCTTGCTTTTTATCTTCACTACGTCCTCGCCACACATCGGGCTGATAGAACTCAGGCTCATCATCTACATACCTACGACTGATCTCATTCCAACGTAGGAACTTATGCTTGACAAGCTGTCGTGCCACAAAGATCGGAGCCTTAACGTGAAAGGATGCAAAGCAATGC